GCACCAGATTGGTGGGAGGGTTATAAAGGAGCATGAGAGTTTTAGTAGAATCATACGGTGATGTTAGAATCTTTTATGATAGACCATTCGGTTACAAACGATACATTGTAGAATGGCCAGATCATACACAAATGTATAGTGGTCTATGGTACAAAGAAAAGAAAGTAAAAGAACTAGTAGAAAAACAATTGAACAATGCCTAGATATGATTTTTTAAACACTGAGACAGGTGAAGTAAAAGAGTACACCATGTCTTGGAAAGAACTCGATCAATTCAAAGAGGATAATCCTCATCTTAAACAACAAGTCACAACAGCTGGCTTCATATCAAGCCACGGTATGCAAGGCAAAATGGCAAAGTCTGGATTCAATGAAGTCCTATCTAAAGTAGCAGAGGCACATCCAGGTTCAAACCTTGCAGACACACACGGCAACAAAACAATCAAAGACATTAAGACCAAACAAGTTATCAAGAAGCACATTGACAAAGGCACAATCAAGATATAAAATAGACCCTATGACTAAATTGAAAACTCAGTTACTTGAGTTGCACGAGCTCGAACACATTCATTTAGATACTGTACAAGAAGACGGTAAAAGATATTATGTTGATAAGAAAGGTGAGAAATATCCTTCAGTTACAACTGTAACATCTTTACTAACTAGAGATCAGATCAAATTATGGCGTCAACGAGTAGGTGAAGAGAAAGCAAACAAAGTATCTTCACGAGCTGCAAGACGAGGTACAAAGTTTCATTCACTTGTAGAAGATTATCTTCGCAAAGAAAAAGAGTACATTGAGTTTGAAGATGTCATGCAAGAGGCACAGTTTAAAGGTATTCAACCTGTGTTAGACGAAATCGTACCTATCGCTCTCGAAGCACCAATGTATTCTGAGAACTTAAAGATGGCAGGTCGAGTTGATTGTATCGGAATGTTTGACGGTATTTTATCAATCATCGACTTCAAGACATCTAGTAAATTCAAAGAAGACTATATGGCAATACCTTGGTATTATCAAATGACAGCATACGCTGTTATGGTCGAAGAGTTGACAGGTCACCCTATCGAAGAAGTCACAGCTTTAGTCGCAATGGAAGATGGACATTTCCAACTCTTTACTGCTGACCCACAGGATTATGTGGAGAAGTTGTACGATCTTCGACAACAATATAGAAATTTATATAAATTATGATAAGTAAAAAAGAATTTACAGAACAAGTGGAAAGATTGTGTATGTCTGGAAAAGCAGATGTGATTAGTGCGATCTTAAAGATTTGTGAAAAAAATGGAATAGAACCTGAGGGTGCTAAACGATTGTTAAGTACGCCTCTTAAAGAGAAACTTGAAGCAGAAGCAGAATCGTTGAAGATGATCAATAGAGAAGATTCATCGAGAGCAAGTCTAACAAGTTTCTTTGCTAAAACGGAGTAAATTATGCAAAAAGGTGATATCGTAACCGTAATCGCTATGTCAGGCGAGTATGTTGGAAAGTTCATAACGAATGATCAGAATGGTCTTGTAATAGAAAACCCTAGAATGATTCTACAGAATCCTGAAACAGGAGAAATGGGATTTGCTCAAGGGGTTGCAGTAACAGGTGATCAAAATCCAAAAGAGATTACATTCGACCAGTATATTTTTATTACACCTACAAACGATAAAGTTGCAACTGCATGGCAAGATGCAACATCAAGTATCATTACGACTAAACCAAAGTTAGTCAAGTAATGTCAAGTCGAGAAGGATTTGATGCATATCTTTTGTATCTTGGAATTAAGTTGCACTTTCATACAGAGAGTTATGACTTCTTCAAGTACAATGGCAAAGTAGATGCTACGCTACAGGCGTACATGAAACGAAAAGATAAGTTTCACTTTGCAAAACTTTCTCGTAAATACAAAGATGAGTTAAGAGACTTCTTTGTTGCTAACCTTGTAGATAAAGATTATTGGGTTGGTGATCTTCTAGAGAATGAAGCACATAAACGCTACACTGAATGGAAGAAACGCCAACAGAAATTAAGTTATCAGTTTAATCAAGATGTTAATCATCTACTTAAAAAGAAAGGCATCAAAGAAGTAATCTCACCACAGAATGGTCAGTATCCTCATCTTTTGAAGGAGTATATGGGTAAGAGAATATCTGTAGAAACACTTGTTATGATCTTGGAGATCACCAATGTTACAGATAGATGGAATGATGAGATACAAGATACATTAATCTATCCTGAACTCATGAATAAAATAACAAAGTATAAAGGCTTCATGTCATACGATATGAAACAATATGCTAATAAATTAAAAGAATTATGCTTACAATAGTTGGTAACGGCCCTAGTAGATTGAAATACGATCTGAATGAGATCGGTGAGTGGTGGGGTTGTAATAGAATTTATACAGATGCAACACCTGATTTATTATTTGCAGGTGATATAGATATGCAGGCTGAGATCATTCACGAACAGAAGTATTACTATAATAACAAATTGTTTATGGGTGGTTTCGAATGGTTAGATATGAGTATGTGGGATATGATGAAGTTTGGATTTGCCGAGTCGCATGACCAAATCAGAGAGTTTCGACATCCAGAAGATACATTATTTTGTGTACAAGGCAATCAGTCCTATGCCGATTTACTAGGATATAATCCAGCTCACAGCGGCAACATAATTATGTATAATAATTTGCTGCTCAGGAATCTCTTTACTGGAATGGTAGCATTAGGATATGCTTGTGAATCTGGTAGAGAAGAAGTAGAACTTGCAGGATTTGATGCATTAGACCCAAGTCAAGACAGTGTTGGTAATGTATATGAGGGTTCAAAGAACTATGAACCTTATTACACTAAACAAATGAGAGTGTACGATGCACAAAGAAGTCAGTTCATAGCTCTGTTAAAACACTTTTCAGATGTCAAGGTATATTGGAAAAAGTCACTAGACGAGAGAGAACTAATAGATTATAATGAACTTCCCTATTATATAAATAATAGAGAATGGTTGTTAGGGATAGGTTTCGCTGACGACCAAGTGAATCAAGAAAGACCCTTTTTTGATAACTAAAGATAAAATGCTAATACAATGCGATACAATAGGAGAATACAATGTCGACATTAGATAAACTAAGACAGGCTATGGAGTCTGCATCACCTTCCCAAGGTGAGAAAAAAACCTACGAAGATAATTACTGGAAACCAGAACTCGATAAGAGTGGTAATGGTTATGCTGTAGTTAGATTCCTTCCAACACCAAGTGAAGAGGAGATGCCATGGGTATCTTACTTTGATCATGGTTTTCAAGGACCTGGTGGTTGGTACATTGAGAAATCTTTGACCACTATCGGCAAAAAAGACCCTGTGTCTGAGTATAACACTCAACTCTGGAACACAGGCATCGAAGCAAACAAAGAACAGGCTAGAAAACAGAAGCGAAGACTTCACTATGTTTCTAACATCTATGTTGTTTCTGATCCAAAGAATCCAGAAAATGAAGGTAAAGTCTTCATGTATAGATACGGTAAGAAAATCTTTGAAATGTTGAAAGAGGCAATTAGTCCTGCTTTTGAGGACGAAGCGCCTATCAATCCGTTTGATCTTAGATCAGAAGGTGCAAACTTTAAAATCAAAATTAGAAAAGTTGATGGTTATTGGAACTACGACAAGTCTGAGTTCGATACACAAGCTGCACTTTTTGAAGACGAAAACAAGCTGAATGATATATATACTTCGCTTAATTCGTTAACAGAGATCATTTCACCTAATGAGTTCAAGTCATATGAAGAGTTAAAAACAAAACTCGACAGAGTACTTGGTCTAACAGGTGGCGTGTCTACATCGACAGCAGAATCAGTAGCAGAAGACCTCGGAGAAGTGCAATGGTCTAACACTGTAGCTGAAACTACTGCCGAAGAACCTGTAGTACCATCAGCAGAGGCATCTGTAGGAGAGAGTTCAGATGATGATGCGATGGACTACTTTAAGAAGTTGGCTACAGAATAGCAACTTCTTACAAGGGTGCTACATGAACTTGTGTAGCAGGACTGAGACCGTGGATTGGGGGTAACTCAGTAAGGGAAAGATGATTGGTCTTAGTGCGGAATCATCGGTCAACGGCGGGATGCTGTAAAGTTGAGGGGCTAGTTGACATCTTTCATTTCAAAAACTCACTAGACAGAAGGACACATTTTATATTATAATAGAACTATGACTATGGTAAAACAAAGAAGGCATCGTAAAACGAATCAAGTCGAGCCCTTTGATCGTATGCTAAGAAGATTTAAGAAGGCATGTGATAGAAAAGGTATCGTTAAAGAATGTAGAGATAGACAATACTTTGAGAAACCTGCATCGATCAGGAATCAAAAGAATCAGGCTATCAAACGAAAAAGAAAACTTGATGCAAAGAAAGCCTCTATAAAGGGTTATAGAAGAAAGTAAAATGTCCAAATGGCACGGAGGTAAGGGTTCGAAAAGAAGACCTTCAGATGAACAATTATACTCCGACAATTGGGAGAGAATCTTTGGTAAGAAAGTACCAGAGATCAAAGTCAGAAAGGTAACACCTACTCAAGGTAAAACCCAAGTTCACAAAGACAAAACAAAAGTCATACCAAGAAAATCAAAGCACAAATCTGATATCTAGCATAAATAGTAGGCATGGACCTACTAGAGAGATTAGATAAAGAATCCCCAGCAGAGTTACAACGAAGAAGTATGGAGTCACTGAAGTGGTTTCGTAACCGTGTAAGATTAATTAAAACTAACGCTCAACAGTTCTATAAGAAATCAAATCTTAAAAGAAACACTAGGTTCATGGAAGGTCGAATGTTTATGTACTTCTATGACCCAAAAGGAAGAGGCACACCTCGTTTACCATACTACGATACTTTTCCTTGTACAATCATAGTCGAAACATATTCAGACGGATTTTTAGGACTGAATATGCATTACCTTCCACCAAGATTAAGAATTAGATTATTAAACAAACTCTTCGAGTATACCAATAATGATGAGTTTGATGATACAACTAGAATGAGAATGACATGGAATATTCTCAATAGTGTAACACAACTGAGAGCATCTAGAGCTGCTGTAAAGAGATATCTTTATTCACATGTTCAAGGAAATGCTTTGCAGGTTGAACCTAAATATTGGGATATAGCTGCATTTCTGCCTACACAAAGATTTAGAGGCGCTAAAGTATTAGATGTATATGCAGATAGTAGAGGGAAAATATTTGACTAATGGTAGATTTATTTAAACAAAGCAAACAAAGTATTAACAACTTACGATACAAGTTCGATCAAGGCGCTAGAGCAAATCGTTACGAAGTCAGGATTATGTGTCCTTTCTTTTCACTTGATGCAGTTAGATGTACAAGTGCAACATTACCAGGCAGATCATTAGAAGTTGAAGAGTTTTCAGAATATGGACCTTTAAGAAAAATGCCTAATAACATATCGATGGATGGAGGTGAAGCAACATTTGAGTTCTTATGTGATTCATCTTTTGCAGATCGGTTCTTAATCGAGGCATGGCAAGATACAATTTATGCATCACCAAATACAGATCATGGTATCTCAAACTCTCTACATCCACAATTTTCATATTACAACGATTACATCGGCGAAGTACAGATCGATGTATTAAATCAAAGAGACAATGCTACATTGTGTTATAAGTTATTCGAGGCATATCCTCTATCTTATGAAGCGCAAGAACTATCATATGAATCTACAGATGAGATCATGAAGTTTAGTGTAACAATGGCATTTAGAACATTTGAAACTGAATACAAAGAACAACAACCAACAATACTTGATGCATTGAACAAAGGAAACAGAATCGCTGGTTCACTCAATCAGGCATTAGGTGTATTTGGTAAAGATAGTAAAGCATTAAGAAAGTTCCAGGACAGACTAAATAATATAAGCAAGATTGCTGGTGGTTTTGGAATTTAAAGTATAGGAGTATATTATGGCATTACCGATACAGACGGCACCGAGTTATACACTCACATTGCCAGTCAGTAAACAGGTTGTGAAGTTTAGACCTTTCTTAGTCAAAGAACAGAGAAGTCTGTTAGTTGCTAGAGAGAGTGAAGAGACTAAACAAATCCTGAACGCTGTTCTAGATATGATCAGCGCAGTAACAGACAAAACTGTTAACCCTAAAAAAATGGCGGTTGGTGATCTCGAATATCTGTTCTTACAGATTAGAGCTAAATCAGTCGGAGAGACAGCAAAGATTAATGTTGCTTGTCAAGAAAAAGATTGTAATGGTTGGGGACAAGTTGATGTTGACCTTAACGAAGTAGAAGTTGAGATAGAAGATGTCGATAACAAAGTTGAGTTAAGTGACAATCTGATTGCAGAATTGCAATATCCAAATGTCGATGCAGTATTCAAGGCAGAAGGATTATCAGAGGCAGATTCAGTAAAACCAATCATGAGGGGATCAATCGTAAGATTATTTGATGAAGAAAATGTTTATGATTTTGCAGATTATAGCAATTCAGAGATAGACGAATTTATAGATAGTCTTACAGTGGCTCAATTTGAAAAGGTGTCAGAGTTTTTTCAGAATGTGCCAACACTTAGACATGAAGTTGAATACACATGTACCAAGTGTAAAACAGAACAGAATAAGGTCTTAGAGGGACTTAATAATTTTTTCTCATAGCCCTTTCTCACGAGAGTTTGGTTAATTTTTATCAAACCAACTTTCAGTTAATGCAACATCATAAGTATTCATTAACTGAGTTAGAAGGAATGATACCATGGGAAAGGGAGATATACATTAAGTTACTTCTTGACCACTTGGAAGAAGAAAAACAAAAGGCAAAGCAGAGGCAAGCCAATAGGAGAAGAGGATGACAGATATCGATAATCGAAATGAAGTAGAACTTGATTTAGAAAAGTATGATCAGTTGATCAACAATCTTCATGACAAAGAAAAAGAAATCGCTAGACTCAAAGCCGATGCAGAAGCACAAAAGAAAGCTATAGCACCTAAAAAGAAAAGAAGAGTTCTTGATATCTTTTTAGATGACAATGATGTAAATGAAAAGGCCATCGTAGGGTTTATATCCTTCGCAATGATGGTTGCATTTGGTATTTTTGATTTAATAACAGCAATGGACGGAAGTCCATTAGAAATATCTGATACTATCTACACATCATTTGTTGTAGTGACACTTGGTTGTTTCGGTATCAGTGAAGCAGGAAAAGCGTTCGGAAAATAAATGGCAGAAAAGAAAGGATTACCCCAAACAGGTGGCAAGGGTGGTGACGATAACGGAAAAAACGAAAAGCCCGATCAGAAGTTTTTCGAAAATCTGTTTGCACCACTAAAAGAATCTGTAAGTAACTTTGCTGAGACAATCAGAGAACAAGGCGGAAGTCAAGTATCTGAGGGTTTCAAGCAACTAGGACTTACATCTGGTCCACTCGGCGCCGTTCTTGGCGATATGGTTGAAAAGGTACAAGGTCTTGGAAATATACTTGCAGGAAGTTTCAAACTTATATCTAGTCCTTTCAAAGCTATGGGTAATGCGATCTTCGGTTCTAAAGAAGATACAGAAGATAGTAACGAAGATATTGCAGATGCTAAAGACGAAAATGTCGAAAAGATAAAAGAACACACTGAAGCTCTTGATGAGAATATCAAGAAAAGAAAAAAGGGCGACAAGAAAGAAGATAAACATAGAAAAGGTATGATGGGTGGTCTCGCTAGATTCGCACCTATGCTTATCTTTATCATTGGTGGTATTCTACTTCTATTTGCAGCTTTCAAAGCAGAAGCATTTGCCGCTCTCGGTGTTATTGGTAGGGAGATCGGTGAAAGAGCAGCTGCTTTAGGTGCATCTTTAAAAAATGCCTTCGATGATGTAGTCACTAAAACTAAAAACTTTGGTGCAAAGATAGCTCAAGGTGCCGATGATTTAGTTACAAGTTTAAAGAACAGATTTCCTAATGCAACTAAAACAGTATCAGACTTAGCAACAAAAGGTAAAGACCTTGTAAAAACAGGAGTTCAAAAAGCAGGTAACTTCTTCAGTAATGCCTTTCAAGGTGCCAAAAACTTTGTATCTTCTGCTGGTGAAAAGATCAAAGGTGGCGCAAATTTTGTTAAAGAGAAATTTTCTAAAGCAGGTAAGTTTGTTGCTAATGCAGGTAAGACTGCATTGAAAAGATTACCACTTATTGGTGGTGCAATCGAAAGTTTCATGGATGCTAAAGACAACAAGAAGGCATACGAGAATCTTAAAAAGGCATATCAAGATGGTACAGAAGTACCAAAAGCAGATGGTTCATTAAGTCCTATAACAGACGAAGAATGGCAACAAATCGATAAACAATATCAAGCCTCAATCGCAGGTTCAGTTGCTAAAGGTGCAGGTTCAACTGCCGCTGGTACAGGTGCAGCTGTTCTCGCAGCCCCATTACTCGCACTTGGTCCATTGGGTTGGTTAGCATATGGTGTTACTGTAGTTGGTGCATCTATCGTTGGTGGTAAAGCCGCAGATACAGTCGCAACTAATATGGCAGAAGGCATGATCGATGCAGATGATTCTATGGTCGACTTTGATACATTAGCATCTCAAGTACCAGATACTTCAAATGCAATCAAACAGGCAACAGATGATGTTGTTGCAGT